CCCTGCATGGGCCTACGTAGGTGCGACACAACAATAAGAGATATGTTTAGTTCTTGTACCAATGTTCTAAGCTTAGTCATGCACTCATCTATGGTCTTTCTCTCATCGAATGAATGTTCTTGAGAGCTAACAAGTATGCTGATATGATCTAGTATTACATACTTACACTTTGCTGCCTTGGCAAAATACCTTATACGGGCAAGCACATTATCTATAGTGTTAGACCCGAAGTGGTCAAAGAAGAAGTAACGCCCTGACCCTACAGTGTCCTCGTAAGACTGCTTGTACTCTTCTTCTGTAAATACAGTGTCTGGCAGGTGTAGCTGCTTACCTAGCTGCAAGCTCATCATGGACTCAGCGGTGCTTCTCACGCTCTCCTCCATGAACATCATGCCGATGTTGTCCTCTGTGTTATCGAATATGTACTTTACAATCTCCTTGAGAAAGCTACTCTTACCTATGCCTGTGCCAGCACACACCGTGATAAGTTCACCCATGCGTATGCCGTAGGTCATTCTATTCATGCCGTCATAGGGATACTCTATAGCAGTCTTAGCTGGCCCTTCTTTAAGTGTGTCCCATAACTGTGTACCTGCAATGATACCATCAGGCGTGTAACTATCAGCGTTCCACCATGCCTTAACAAACTCCTCTGAGTCTTTTGCTACAAGATACTCATTAGGGTCTTTCCTGTTTAGCCTTACAATCTTAGCTTTGGGTGACAACAACTCTGCAGCTTTCTTGGCAGCTTTCTTTCCAGGTTTGTCATTGTCAAAGCATATGATAATATTGTCATACGACATGAGGTACTCAAAGGATTGCTCAATATCGTTGACAACACCAGAGGCTCCGTTTCGTATGGACAAGACAGGCCACGTAGAACCCATCATCTGATAAGCCGACAACGCATCAAGCTCACCCTCACACAAGGTTACATACTTACCCCTTGCGGGAAACTTGTTCTGTCCAAACAACGTGGCTTGTTTCCAATCACCCGTAGTTTGGAATGTCTTATCACCGTTGTATGACTTACCACGAATTTTATTTGCAATCCAATCACCGTCCTCATTGTAGAATGGATAGTATTGCTGTGTTCCCTCTACTGTAACACCGTAAGCTTTGCAGGTATCTTTGGTGATACCTCTGTCTGTTATTGGTAATGTTTTACCAGAAGACAGGTACTCAGGTTTCATTGCAGTGTGTGTCATAGGTTCCTCAATAAGTTCATCTGGTGGACTGGTGTATCTCTCACAAGAAAAACAAAACGTACTGCCATCCTCATTTACTACCAACGCATCACTGCTGCTACAGTTAGGGCAGGGCTGATGTGTTTTTTGGTAGTTCATAATACCTCTTCTACTTTTGGTTCCCTCTCTATATGTGTAAAATAGGTTGGGCCACTAGCATACTGAAATACTCTAAGTCCGTTACCATCATTTGCATCTTGCCAACATTCATACTTGTAGTCACAGTATGTGCAGTTCTTATCTAATATCTTGTTACCTTGTTTACCGTCGAGCCTATCAGGATAACATTTATCAGGCATAGTATCCTGCTTCATTATCTTTTTTAGCTCAATGATACGCTCACTGGCGTCTAACATGTTTAACTCATCCACCTCTACCAGAGCCATCTCAGCATTGTTCTTATTGTATGCAAGAAAGTACGCTACGTCATCTCCCTCTGCCTGTGCATAGCCGCTTATCTGACCGATGTAACCAAATGGGTCATCGTTTTGTAGATCGTCATACTTAAACTTTTTAAAACCAAAGTCTGATGCAGATTTAACATCTACTACAACGCCGTCTATCTTCGCATCTATGTGTCCCTTGACACCTTCTATTACAACTTCCTTCTGTCTCTCTGTAACTTTGTGACCAGCTTCCTCTGCTAGAAACAATAGAAAGGCTTCTACTAAATTACCAAAGAACAATTTTAATTTTGTCTGGCCGTCTAGTTTAGATGGCTTCTTATCTCTAAACTCATACCAAAGTTTTCTAGAGTTCTTACCGATAGAAGACATTCTAAGTCTACCACTTCTATCCTTGTCTTCTGGTGATAGAAACGTTTCAATGTCCTCCCGCAATGCCTTGAAGAAATCTTGCAAGTTTCTTTCACTAAAACCTTGCTTTCCATTCTCTAAAAGTTGGTGAATATCTGGTATGATTGTTTGTATTTTAGCCATATTATTTCAGTAATTTCTTAGATTTAATTGTTGCTTTAGGAATAGACATCATTTGCTGATAGTACTTTGCACCATCGTAGCTTGCAGCAACTGTTAACATTTCTTTCGTTTCACCCACTATGAACCCAACAGTCTGACACAATACTCCGTCCTGTTTAGGGGGTTCTTCCCAGCCTGAACTTTGACACCAAGCATCTAACCAGTGTATACAATAAATCTTTGTGCTATTCATAGATTTTATATCCTAATAAGTTTATCAGCAGCCCCACCCCTCGCTCTGATATCGACAACCACCTAAAGTTGTCCCTACCTACCATTAGAAAGCGACTCTACCTACTACTCCAAGTCGTCATCATCCTCCCCTGTATCGAAAGGTACATCATCTTCATCTTCGGCTTCTAGCTCATCGTCACCGCCGTATGGAATAAGAGATAATACCATAAGACTGTTAAGACCTGGGCTTACACCTGACTTACCTTTAAACGTCCATTCGTATGGTTTGATGGAAGCTTTGATCTCAGAACCGTTTCCGATTGAAATCTCACCACTCATCTCATTTTTCTTACGGTCCCATACTTTAGGCGCATACTTACCAGACTTTGCAGTAATGTAATCACCCTTGTCTGCTTTATCACCTTCGCCCTTCTTAACGTCGATGCCTACAGCTTTAAGGTTTTTGATTGTAGTCTTATCAAGCTGACAGATATCAACTTGATACTTACCGCTTAGTCCATTAGGCTCGAAAACCGATGCCCACTCTGCTATTCCTCTCACTATCATAATATTCTCCTTTTCGATGAGAGTTAAGATACATACATTATACACATTTGTGCGTATTAGTCAACGACCTTTTTCCAAATATCTACATCATTTGTTGTGTACAGTTCGTGAAGCACATCATCAAGTTTAATCAAAGTAATAACATCTTCTCTATTTGGTCTTTGGTATTTTTTATATAACGCTTCTTTACTTGTACTTACAAATACTTCACTAACTTTTTGCTCACAGAAACGTTGCAACATATCACGGTTGACTAACACAAAATCTTTCTCACGTTCAAAAACAATTTTGTCAGCTTTACCATACAACCATCCATCGTTACCTCTTACATTCTTAAATTCTATCCACGTAAAGTCATCATTGTACTTGTCATCCCGTCTGGAAAGTTTCTTACGAGCTTTTACGTCAACAGATGTAACATTATGGTTTTGTGTTAGATACAAGTCAACATGTTTATATACGTTAGCGTCTTTGTTTGCACGTATAACTTCATACCCCTTTTTCTTTGCAACATCAGTAAAAGAAATCTCAGCTTGTATTCCAGCGTTTAACTCTAGTGAGTATCTGCCCATGTTTTGCCTACCTTTGAATCTGCATTGAGTGTCAATCGAACACTAAGAATCTTACCAGCTTGTCGGATGGTTTCGTCAGCACCATTCATCATAGCTTGCACATCATCGTTGTGTACTTCGTATTGTAACTCATCATGTATGGTATTGACAAGCCTTGCGTTTAATTTATTTTGTTTTATGTATTTGTGCATACAGATAGACCACTGCTTACATACTATCGCCCCTGCTCCTTGCAACAGTGTATTCAACGCCGCATGTTGGTGACGTACTAATATGCGTCTACCGTCTAAACCTCTTATGTCTCCCTTCTCAGCAACTCTCTGCACTCTTGTTATGAGTCTGCTCAACGCTGGCATGTTGGCTAGAAAATCCCTTTTTAATACTGCACCGTCTCTTGCCGTACCGCCTACGACACTACCAAGCTTCTCCGCACCTGCACCATATAAGAACGCATAGATAAATGTTTTGCTTTGCGCTCTAGTCTGTAGTCCTGCAGCCTTTTGATTAACAGTGTGTGGATCACCGTACAGTACCTCATCTATGTAGTCCTCGTCCCGCATGTAATGAGCTAACATCCTAAGTTCTAGACCCTTGGCGTCCATACCCACCATACTAAAATTGTCAGCATCCTCCACCGTAAAACATTCTCTACATTCTCTACCATACGGCTTCTCAGATGAAACAACGTTAGCCATGTTTGGTTCGGCGTGTGTCATTCTACCAGTAACGGCACCCATTGTTATAACCTTACCATGCACACGATTATCAGAACCACAAGCTTCTAACCAACTTTCTACAGTCTTCCAACGTGATTCTAACATCTTCCACTCTGCTAACTTCTTAGCAGCTACTGGTGCATTGTCAGATATAGTTTCAAGGTTCTTCTCACATATCTTTGGTGAACCCTTCGGGGTAAACACAGTGGGATACCACCCACAATTATCTAACCTTGCAATAATTTGTTTTGGGCTGGCTAAGTTAAAAGGTTCAAACTTAAAATATGAGAAAGGACCGCTTACAGTCTTATCGGCTTGTGGTATGTCTCTTAGTCCAACAAGAGATAACGAGCCATCCTTTTTTATTTTTGGTGTAACCTCACGTATAAACTTTGGTATTGGTTTAAACTCTACTTTTATTTCCTCCTCAATATCTTTTGCTTTAGTGTAAGTCTCTCTGTAAAGATTGCCAGCCTTATCAACATCCAGATAAAAACCATTTTTACTTTGTATGTTTATAACATGAGCTATGTTATGTTCTAGTCTTATTGATTGACTAGAAAACTCACTGCCTTCTTTAAGTAAATGTAAATAAACTTTCTCTGTTAGTTCAACGTCTCTCTTGCAGTATTCTATCATCTTATCAGATAGCTCATCAAAATCTTCAAACTCTATCTTATCACAAGCTAATCTCTCACCCCATGATCTAAGTGAATGTCCTTTATCTCTATTAGGATTGAACAA